GGGGGCGTAAGCCCCTTTTTTTGTGGATTTAAAATGAGTTTAAAGAGGGTTTAAAAATGGCTGAGTTGAATTTAGCGTTGACGCTAAAAGCACGAGACCAAGCAAGCCGAGTTTTTCAGCGGGCACAATCGCAGATTAAGCAAAGCACAAAAGCAATGGCAAGTGCACGCGAAACGTTGGGCGTGCGAAGTGAACATAAAATCCAACAAGAAATTAATCATACCATTGCCGCTTATAACCGATTAAAACGTAGTGGCACAGCCACTAGTCGCGAATTAGCGCGTGCGGCTGAAGCGACGCGCTCAAAAATTGCTGGGCTTAATGCGGAAATGGGGAAAACCTCTTGGGGGCAACGATTAGGCAATGTTGGAACTGCCATTGCTAGTGTGGGCGCAGGCATGGCGGCTGGAGCTATGGTGATGGCGCAACCCATGAAAAAGGAAATGGACTATGACCGACGCTTGGCGATGGTATCCAATACTGCCTTCTCCGACCGAGACGTAGCTGGGCGAATTGCAGGAAAGAAAGAATTACATGATGCGGTGAAAAGTGCGGTAGAAACTGGAGGGGGGACAAAAGAAGAAGCACTTGATGCATTGGATAAAATGCTGGCTTCTGGTTCTGTTAAAGCTGATACGGCAATGAAATTATTGCCAACTTTACAAAAAGCAGCGGTAGGTACAGGAGCAAGTGCCGAGGACTTAGCCCAAATTGCCATTTCAGCTATGCAACAATTCGATATTGGTGAAGATAAAATTGGTGAAGTTTTAGATAAAGCGGTAGCAGCAGGACAAGCAGGTAATTTTGAATT